TATTGTGTGGCGCTCTAACTTGACTGGGAGTTCTTCTTCATCTTCCCCTTCAGGCATTGGAACCACGGGAGTTTCTACCGCAACTTCAACTACATTATCTTCAGCAGTAGCTTCAGGTATCTCCATGCATAGACGTATCGGGCTTTTTATCTTCCCATTGTGGGGACACGCCTCGCACGCTGATGGATTGTCATAGCTAAAAGTAGTGCATAGATGCGGAGTATCTATAGAGGAGGCTATCTTTTCTGTTTCTTCGTGAGAGTAGCCTTCATACCCCTTTGAGACCAAATGTATCGCTTGCTCCCCGTCTTCGCAGAACTTTGCAATAGAGAGAATGTGTAGCCACTCAGGGTAAGTCATGTCATTCGGTTCTAGGATGGCCTTGCGTAACTGACCACACCCCCCGCCATTGCCCGTTGCAGCTAATAGCTTTGCGAACCGCTTCACGTATGGGCTTAAACCCATCGCTTGCTCCATGTCCTTCTTGTCTTGCTCTGAGTACTCTCTGACACTAACAACTGGTATCAGTTGGTGTGGTAACTTAGCTGCAAACACATCGAGGTCTACTAGCGCAGTACCCATGCTCAACACTTCTACGTCTAGCGCAGGAGTGGCTTTAAAGTTATGTGTATTCGGTATGCGTAGTATCCTAGCTGCATCGGCGGTAACAACAGGGTCAGCATCTAACCCCTGCTCCACACATGCAGCCTTCAACCTTTCAGCGACAGGTAGCCACTTTTCTCTAGTGTACGCCTTTGACAGCATCCAATAGACGTGTACGCCTCTCCCCGAATTAACTACCGAAGTAGGTTTGGGTAAAGCGTAGTGCTTACAAAAATCTTTCAGTGCCGCAATGGCATCTGGTTGTGTTGGGTATGGCTTTCCTTCGCCACAGTCTAAGTCTAAGAATAGCGCCTTTAATTGTTTTACGTTGTCGGCTTTCCTTGAATTCTGGTCATCGAACGTACCTAAAGCGTAGTACGCGTCATATCCGTCTAAGTCAAAGTTCTCGGCTGTTTCCACCAAGGAGTCAATTGAACTGTAAAACTTCTGTACTGTTTGCCCATCCTTAATCCCTACCGTGCAGTAGTAACCTTCTTCACTCAACACCGAGCTTAGAAATTGTTTTGTATCCATCATTCTCACACGCTATAGCTTGGGGGTGCTAGCTAACACCCCCAAATTCAAAGGAACTACTAGTCATCAAAATCGTCTAGTAAGCTAGACAGGTCAAGAGCAGCTACAGGTTCTACTTTTGCTGTCTTCTTCTTTGCCTTTTTCTTAGGTGCTATAGCCTCTTCTTCTTCTTCTTCCTCTACGCTATCAAACAACCCTCCTGCGGCTTCTTCTTTAGGTGCAGGTAAGGACGTGGCTTGAAGCTCCTTAGCTTCTTTCGGTGTGATTTTCAACTCCACTAGCTTAGCTGTCTCAGGGTCTTGTTGTGCAGTAATAGCTAGTGCCAACTCTTCCTGTGTCAGTACACGCTGTGGTTTAAAGCACAGGCGTGGGTGTGTAACTTCTGTGTCGAAACGCAGTTCAGTTATCACCGAAGCCAACGGGGCTTTATGGGCGTTAAGGTGTCGTGCGTATGCTTGCATAGACATCTTCTGCTTGTTGTCACCAAACACACTAGTGGCGGGCAGTGAGAGTAGGTACGTGTCAGGAGACACTACGTTACCATCGGCATCGGCAAGCAATACAGCAATACGTTGTTGGTAACGACATGCGCGGCTTTCACCAGTACCACTGCCTTTTATGTTTTGTGGGCAGCTAGAGCAAGCTAGTGACTGTGCTTCTGAAGTCAATACATCTTCGGAAGGCTTGCCGCGACTAGTGTCTGATGACCAGCAAGTAGGGGCACTGGATTCGCCTTCCACATACGTGCCTTCGTAGTACATCCGTGATATGGGAGCAGACTTCACTACCACTATGTTCATGGTGCGGCTGTCAATAGTGCCGACCTCTTCCCCGCCAACTACCTTACGGAATACTGCGCCACGGATACTCAGCTTACGCCCACCACCACCGCCATCGTTGCCCATAAGATTTGTTTCTGGTTCTAGTTGTGCCAGCATATCTGTAAATGCTGCTGGCATGTTTCCAAATAAACCCACTTCTTTTGTCATTGTCTAGCTCCTAAAGGTCATCATTTTCGTTAAGCCCGTCCAACACTTGTTGGGGGGAAAGTTCTTTTACGTTTTCTGCAGGCTTCGCTGCACGCAACGCCTCTACTACTTCGGGAATGTTAAATCTATACGTGTTACCAACTTTTATGTAGGTGTGCTTAGGTATAGACCCCTGCTTCACCCACTGCCGAATCGTAGTAATCTTTACTGAAAGATGATCAGATAGATTTTCGATAGGGACATAGGCAATTGCACTTTGTTTGCTCATTTTTTCTTTTTCCTCCGTACATTGATCACATACTCACTATCCACGTTAAGCGCTGGTGGCAGTAAGTCAGGACACTCGGTTAAAAATTGGCGCATGTTCGTCTGCTGTATGCGTTTCTCAAGCAGGTCAACACACTCGTGTTCGAGGATGAACTTGCTCATAGCCTCCCAGTCGTTTGTCCAGTACCGATTTTTAACCGTGCGGAATACCGTACCGTGAGATGTCTGCATAGACTCCTCGCCAGTTTCTTCAATATTCGCTTTGATTTTGTCGGACAGGGCAGCGCGTAGTAAGTCTAGCTTGTCGTTAAGCGCACCTTCGGCTTCCTTAAACTCACTAGTGAGTTCGGCTTTCTTATCCCGTATTTTGATAAACACAGAGACAAGTCTATCGGTACTTTCTTCTCTCATTCCATCATCCTCCAACAGTTTTATTTAGTTTTATTTAGTTTTATGGAGTATAGCTAAGTATTATTTATAGTTCAAGCTCTTCTCGGTACAAGTCTATTATTTTTGTGTGTGTTTCCATGCGCCCATCTAGCATCTTGTAGACTCGTGACTCTACTGGAGAGCCTTGGAGTTGGATGACGGTGCAGGGGTGCTTCTGTCCTGCCCTGTGTATTCGTGCGTTTGCTTGTACATACGTTTCTAACGAGGATACTGGCCCCCACCAAACGATGGTATTAGCCGCCGTTAGTGTGATGCCGTGGGCTGCAGCTTGTGGCTGCACTATAAGAACCCGTGGGTTTTCTTCATCTTGGAACTGGGCAAAAATCTCAGTGCGCTTACTTGCACTAACGTCTCCCCGTATTATTGCGCTTGTGACTTTATCTTTAGTCAGTTTTTCAGAGAGCAAATCAATCACATGTCTAAAGGGGACAAATATAATAACCTTTTGGCTGGACTCGTCAATCACTTCTCGCAAAACTTTGTACCTATTTTTAATATCGAACTCTACTGTCTCTCCACTATCGGTATAAACTGCACCGCATGATATTTGTAGTAGTTTGTTCATGTTAACTGCAGCGTTTGCCGCAGTGACCGACTCTTCTGCAATGATTGCCATAAGTTGTTTTCGCAGGCGTTCGTAGTATTTCTTTTGCTGAGTGCTTAACTCCACGTGACGTGTGGCATAGGTAAGCTCTGGCAGGTCTAGGCATTGGTCTTTAGTGAAACGTATTGCTGGTTGTAGCACATTGAACACGGTGTCCACGGCTGTAGGCTTTGGTGCCCACTTAAAGTTAGTGACTTTGTACATCACCATTTCGCGGAAAGCCCCGAAGAACCTAGGCACTGTGGCTGGGTTGTTAAGTTTAGCTAAGCCGAATGCGTCTACAGGGGACTGCGCTGCCGGTGTTCCAGTCATCTGCCATACCCACGTATCTGGGCCTATTAAAGTATTGAGGACTTTCCACCGATCTGTTTGAGCGTTTTTGTAGTGGTTAGCCTCGTCCACAATGATGCAGTCGAACCCACCTGCAGCAATCTCATCACGCACAATCGCCATGCCATCGTAGTTTATGATGATGTATTCGGCATCGCTGTTGATTATTTCTCTGCGTTTTTGTGCGTTACTGTGTTGTGCTACGTCTACTTTGCGGTGCATCGCGCAGTTAAATAGCTCGTTACGCCACGCTGAGACCATGATAGACAGAGGGCAGATGATAAGTACTCTGTTAATTATCCCCTGTTCCATAAGGAAATCTGAGGCCCACACTGCTGAAGCGCTCTTCCCAGTACCTTGCTCGTTAAAGCAGAAGGCTCTCCGGTTAACTGTTAGGAACGCAGCCGTGGTTTTCTGGTGATCGTAAGGCTCAAACCTGCCGCCCCACTTGTACTTCCCCATGATGGGAGAAGGTACGTTCTTAATGTTCAGGTTGTTAAGTACCCGAGCTTCATCAATACCCCAGCGTACTAGCACGTTGTT